TGGTGATGCGATTGAGGTTGCAAAAATATCCATGCCTCCATTCGTTGATAATGTAAATCAAATTAAAATGGTTCGTACGAATCATAAACGTTTTACAATGTCAGACATTGGAAGACTTGAGAAAAGACTTAACAGCGTTGAATATTATACTCGATTATCTCTTCTTGAAAGTGACACTGCAAACTTAACAATTACTGATGCGAATGGATTGAATAGATTTAAGTCAGGATTTTTTGTAGACAACTTTAAAAAACATAATGCTCATCAAATTGCACATCCAGATTTCTCCGCTAGTACCGATGCAAAAAATGGGTATCTAAGACCTGGCCATTATACAACATGTATTGATTTGGTTGTTGGTTCAAGATCATTTATTGGTATTGGAACAACTGCAAATCCAACTTTAGATCTTAATCATATCACTGACGTTGATGGGGAAAATATTAAAAAATCAGGAAGACTTTTAACTTTAGATTATACAGAGACTGAAATGTTGAAGCAAATTTATGCTTCTAGAGTTGAGAATGTAAATCCATTCTTAATTGTCTACTATTCTGGTGATATGGAAATTTCACCAGACTCTGATATCTGGATGGATACAAAGAGAGTTGATGCAAATGTCACTGTAGATACTTCTCAATATGATAACATAGTTGCAACGTTAGGCATTGATGAACAGACTGGATTTAGTGAAGTTAACTGGGGTGCATGGGAAACGAACTGGACATCTGAGGAAGTGGTAGGAACTTGGGAACAAACAACAGAAACTCAGTTAGGAACAGTTGATCCTAAAGATTTACCACCAGACACAGATTTATCTCAGCTTCAACATATCGCCAACTATGGAATGGTGATGAAGTTAAATGGAAAATGGCTTCCAAAAGGTGAAGGTAAAATTACTGATGCTGTTTTAAGAACTGGTCAAAAATTTGAAGATATTGTAACATCAACTGAACAGTCAAGAGAAGGTATTCAATTCCAAGTTACTCCAACAATTAATAATCAATCTCTTGGAGATAGAACACTAAGTCGTGATATTATTCCTTTTATGAGAAAGAGGAATATTCAAATTTCAACTCATCGTATGAAACCTAGAACTCGTTTCTATGTTTACTTTGATAATGTTGATGTAACCACATTTACTACACCAAAGTTACTTGAAATTAGCATGATAAGTGGTGTATTCCAGACTGGAGAAACTGTAAAGGCGTTTGGTGGTCGTGGTAAATTTGACGACATATCATTTAGACTCGCAGCTCCAAACCATAAAGAAGGCCCATACAACGCACCAACAAAAGTTCTTACCTTAAATCCATATGATAACGCAGCAGGCATTTCAACTGTTTATTCAACATCGTCTACAATTTTAAATGTAGATACATTTAGTCTCGCACAACAAGTGCAAGGAGATTTCTTTGGTCATGCTACAAATGGAATGAAAGTTAAAGGTCAAACAAGTGGTGCGGAGGCAAAAATAACAGAAGTTAGACTTATAACTGATACTTTAGGATTTTTAAAAGGATGTTTTGAAATACCTGATCCAAATATAGATGCAAATCCAAGATTTGAAACTGGTACAAAAACTCTTCGTCTAACTACAAGTCCAGTAAACTCCACAGTTGCTGGAACAGTTACTGGTTCTGCTGAAGCAAACTTTAAATCATTAGGTGAATTAGATACAGTTCAAGAACAAGTATTAAGTATTAAGACTCCAAATATTGAAAGATTAAGTGTCGAAGAACAAAGAATTCTAAATGATAGAATTTCAAGAAGAGTTGAAGGCCCTGCTGGACAAGTAAATGAGGTTACTGGTGTTCAATATTATGACCCTCTCGCACAAACATTCCGTGTTGATGAAACTACTGGTATCTTCATTACATCTGTTGATGTATTCATGCAAACTAAAGATGAGGAATTACCTCTTACGTTACAAGTTAGAACAGTTGAAACTGGTTTACCAACATCTAAGATTTTGCCATTTAGTGTTGTAACTTTAGATCCAAGTGAAGTTAATGTATCTGAAGATGCATCAATTCCAACAACATTTACCTTTGAATCACCCATTTACCTAACAGGTGAACAGGAATATGCTTTGGTTCTTGTAACTCCAGCAGAAAACTATAACTGTTGGATATCAAGAATGGGAGAGGTTGATATATCAACTGCAAATCTACCAGATGAACAACAGGTATTAATCAGTCAACAACCATACTTAGGTTCTCTATTCAAGTCACAGAATGGTACTACATGGGATCCAAGTCAGTATGAGGATATGAAATTTACAATCAGAAGAGCTGTGTTCAACACAGAACCATCTGTAGGTAGATTTTTCAACCCAGAATTGTCAACAGGTAATGATGAAGTTCCAACTTTACCACCCAATTCAATCACATCTCTAGCTAAAAAAGCAGTTGTTGGATTAGGAGTAACAATTCCTGATACAGCTGGACTTGTGCCTGGCGTATTAATCGGACAATTTGGTAATGAAAAGGCAACTGCACAACTCATTAATATTGCTGGTGTTGCTGCAACTGAGGCCACTGTGGTTAATCCTGGCGCTGGATATACTCCCTCTAATGGTTTCTTAGTATATACTGACATACCTTTAATTACTGAAACTGGTGAAGGAAGCGGAGCAGTTGCTAATGTCGTTGTTAACAATGGAGAAGTTGGATTTGTTACCATAACAAATGGCGGAGGTAAAAACTACGCACAAGGAGATACTCTTGGAATTGGAACATTAGGTCTTGGAAATGGAAGTGGCGCTGTTGTTTCTGTTGGAGTGATAACTGAAAGAAATAGTTTAGTTATTACTAATGTTCAAGGTTCATTTAACACAGGTGTTGGAACAGTTGGATTTAATAATGGATCTGCTTTTCTTGGATTGGATGGAACAACAGGTCTTGGAGTGACAGCAGATGGTAACATTGGAAGTGGTGTAACTATAAGCACATTTGATGTTGATTCAACAGAGGATGGATTACATTTCAAAGTTAATCATCGATCTCATGGATTACACGCATTTAATAACTTGGTAACTATATCTGGAGTTGATTCAGATATTCCCTCAACAAAACTCACCGCTGATTACGATAATACTTCCACAGCAGATATATCCGTCGTATCCTCATCAAACTTTACTAAATTTGAAGGAGTTGGAGTTGGAACAACAAATTATGGTTATGCAATAATAGGTGATGAGATTATATCTTATACTGGAGTTGCAAATGGTTCTATCACTGGTGTTACAACTAGAGGTATTGATAGCACGGTTCAATCAAGTCATTCATCAGGCGATGAAATTAAATTATATCAATTTAGTGGAGTTTCTCTTAGAAGAATCAATAAACAACATGATATGAATAGTCCAGCTGCGACTGTTCCAAATGATAAAGATTTAGATTTTTATCATATTAAGATAGACATGAATAAAGATGGAACAGATAGAAGCGGTTCATCTTTACATGATCAATTCTTCTCAACCACTAAACGAGGTGGTGGAACTAATGCAAACGCAACACAAAACATACAGTTTGAAACTATTACACCAAATGTCACAACAATGACACCGCCAGGCACATCAGTTGGTGGTCGTATTAGAACTATATCTGCAACAAGTGTTGATGGTTCAGAAACATCATTTGCAGATCAAGGATTTGAAGCTGTTGGACTCAATGCTCAAAATCACTTTGAAACTCCACGAATGGTTGCATCCAAAGTTAATGAAGGTCGTCAATTATCTGATTTGCCAGGAAATAAATCATTAACATTTGAAGTTTTATTAACCAGTGACAGTCCAAATGTTTCCCCTGTTATTGATTTAGACAGAGTTAGCACTGTTCTAACAACAAATCGTCTTAATAGTCCTGTATCAAACTTTGCAACTGATAGTCGTGTAAATCAAACTGGACAAGACCCTTGTTCATCAACATATGTTTCTAATTTAATTCAATTAGATAATCCAGCAACTGACCTCAAAGTAGAGTTTGCTGCATATCGAAGATCCAGTGCTGATATTCGTGTATTCTTTAAAACTATTGCAGAGGGTTCAAGTGAAAATAGTATGGATGTTGATTTTGAATTATTCCCAGGCTTTGATAACATTGATCAAAATGGTAAAGTCATCAACATCTCAAATAATAGTGGAAGATCTGATGATAAAATAACTTCTTCAGTTGGAGCTGAATTTAAGGATTATAGTTTCAGTTCAAGAGAATTACCACCATTTACTAAGTTTCAAATTAAAATTGATATGGTTGGAACTGATCAAGCAAAACCACCACTTATTAAAGAACTTAGAGCTATCGCAGTTGCATAATGAAAAATTACACTCCAGTTGAGGGAAAATCTGGATTATATCGTGATTCAGAATCCGCAGCAATTATCAATAGAGATAAAAAAGCATACCTTGCATATATGCAACGTAAGAAGGATGCAGAAAATAAAAATCTAGAGTTAAATAAAATGAAAGAGGATCTTGATAATGTAAAGGGTGAGTTAGGAGAAATAAAAGGTCTCTTATCTACTCTTGTTCAAAAACTAAATAATTAGAAAAATGGCACAACAACAGATAATCACTTTTGATCCAGATGTCGCTGTTCCATATGGTGTAAATCTTACCATATTTTCTGGTGCTGATTTTAACACTACTTTTACCGTCAAAACTTCTGCTGGTTCTAGTATAGATTTTTCAAACTATACAGGAAGAAGCAATATAAAGAAATCTGCAATTGGAACTGCAAATACTTTTGGTGTGACTCTTGGTGACACAAATGGAAGAATAACTCTTTCAATGGGTTCAACTGTCACTAGAGGTTTATCTGAAGGTCGATATCTTTATGATATCAATGTAAGTTCTGGTTCTACTTTCTTTAAAGTAATAGAAGGTAATGTGCTTGTCAGAACAGGTATTTCAACTTAGAGGTGAAGAATGGCTCAACCAAGTTCTAGAGAGGGATTAATAGATTACGCAAAGAGACAGCTTGGATTTCCTGTCTTAGAGATTAACGTTGCGGATGAACAGTTTCAAGATCTGTTAGATGACTCTATTCAAATATATCAAGAACGTCATTATGATGGTATCGCAAGAATGTATTTGAAATATAAAATTACACAAGATGATATAGACAGAGGACAAGCAAGAGGGGGAAGTTCAACTTTAGGAATCTCAACGACAACCACAACATCAACAGTTGGTTTGTCAACGACTTTTGATTTAGAAGAAAATAATAATTATATTCAAATGCCTCCATCTGTCATAGGAGTCAATAATATATTTAAAGTTAGATCAGATACAGTTTATGACGGATTGTTTAATATTCGGTATCAGTTATTTTTAAATGACTTATATGCTTTTGGATCAATTGATCTTCTTCAATATTCAATGGTTCAAACTAAACTTGAAGACATCACTTTCTTATTAAATCCAGATGTAAGATATAGATTTAACATTCGTCAAGATCGTCTTTATATTGACGTTGATTGGGCACCAATAAATGTAGGTGATTATTTTGTTATTGATTGTTTCAGAATCTTAGATCCAGAAGATTTTACAAAAGTGTATAATGATCAGTTCTTGAAGAGATATTTCACTGCGTTATGTAAAAAACAATGGGGACAAAATTTAATTAAGTTTCAAGGTGTTCAATTACCTGGCGGTATTCAACTTAATGGTCGTCAAATTTACGATGACGGTGTTGCAGAATTAGCAGAAATTAAATCTAAAATGGCAAGTGATTATGAGATGCCACCATTTGATATGATTGGATAATGTTAAATCCGTTTTTTCTACAGGGTTCTAAAGGAGAACAAGGTTTAGTTCAAGACTTAGTTAATGAACAACTAAGGATGTATGGCATCGAGTGTCATTACATTCCTCGTAAGTTAGTCACGTCTAGAACAATTATGAAAGAGGTAACTGAATCTAGATTTGATCAGGCATTTCCTCTCGAAACATACTTGATGAATATTGATGGATATGCTGGATCAGGTGATATACTTTCAAAGTTTGGTGTTCGAGTCACTGATGAGGCAACATTCGTAATATCTAAGGAAAGATTTGAGGAATCAGTTGCACCATTTTTAGAACAAGATGATGATTATACTTTGTCTAATAGACCAAAGGAGGGAGATTTAATATTTTTTCCTCTAGGAAAAAGAATGTTTGAGATTAAGTTTGTAGAACATGAGAGACCATTCTATCAATTACAAAAAAACTACGTCTATCAATTACAGTGTGAACTGTTTGAATACGAAGATGAGGTCATTGATACAAATGTCAATACAATTGATGAAGTTGTTCAAACAGAAGGTTATATTGCAAGATTAGTTTTATCAGGCGTTGGTAGTACTGCAACTGTAAATACAACTCTTAACTTTGGAGCTGTTCAACAAATATTCTTGCAGAATGATGGATATGGATATCTCACTGCACCTACCGTTTCGATTAGCACTTCACCTGGCGTAGACGCAACTGCTGTTGCAATCATGACATCTCGATCTGGTATTGCAACTGGTAAATCTATCGATAGAATTCTTTTAATCAATCCTGGCGGTGGATACATCGGAATACCCACTGTAACCGTGCCAGGCACTGGTATAGCGACTGCTGGCATCACAACTCTAGGTTCTGTAGGTATCGTTACAATTACGTCTGGTGGTTCTGGTTACACCACAACACCAAATGTTGCGATTACCACTGCACCAGAGGGAGGAACTAACGCAACTGCTGAGGCAGTGATGGTTGGAGGAACGATTAGTGCAGTCAGAATTAGTAACGCTGGTAGTGGATATACAACTGCACCAACAATCACAGTCGGTGCTGCAACGTCAATAGGGGATGGTGACTATATCTTTAATGAAACAGTTCAAGTATCATCAGATTCCTCAGAAACTGCAAGAGTCAAAGTATGGGATGCAGGGTCTAGAACTCTTGATGTAAGTCTTTTAACCAAGATGGAATTTCAAGTTGGTGAGAAGATCAAAGGTCTCGAATCAGGTGCGGAGTATGTGATTCTATCAGTTGATTATGATACACCAAACGATTATCCAAATTCACAATATAAGGCGGATCAATATAACGATAATGCAGACTTTGAGACTGAAGCCGATAACATTTTGGACTTCTCTGAAGGCAATCCGTTCGGAACATTCTAAATAGTTAGAAAGCTTTGATATGTTAGGTACTTATTTCTATCATGAAATATTAAGAAAGAC